AATTATATGAAGAAAAACTACAAACCAAAAGAAGAAAACATTAAGAAATTAAAAACCTTCTTAAAAAAGATAAACAATGGCGGAAATAAAAATTAGTGAGTTAACTGCTAACGGTGCAAATCTTCAGACTACTGATAGAATACCCACTGCGGTTGATGACGGATTAGGAGGGTTTGTTACACGATATGTTACAGGTGATGAAGTTATAGGTGCGGTTTCTAAAACAACTGTTCCTGTACGAAATCAATCGGGAGCGACAATATACAAAGGAACTATTGTTTATATTTCATCTGCTGCAGGTAATAAATTACTTATAAGTAAATCATTAGCAAATTCAGAGGCTACATCTGCAAGAACATTAGGAGTAGTTACGGCTAACATTCCAAACAATTCAAATGGAAATGTTCAAAGTTCGGGAATCTTAACTAACTTAGACACACGCTCAAGTGCTACAAATCCTTTTACTTCGGTTACATTAGCTGATGGAGATACCTTATATTTAGATCCTACTACTGCAGGTTATGTAACTAATGTGAAACCATTAGCGCCAAGCCATTTAGTTTATATAGGTAAAGTAATAAATGCTTCTCCTACAACAGGTGAAATTCTTTATCAAATACAAAACGGATTTGAATTATATGAAATACACGATGTAGCAATTGCTTCAGTTGCAAATAATGATGTGCTTCAATATGATAGTGCTACTTCACTTTGGAAAAATAGAGCGATTTCAAGTGGTTTAACGGTAGGAACTACGGCTATAACTTCGGGGACAGTAGGAAGGGTTTTATTTGAGGGTACAGGTAATGTATTACAAGAAGACTCAAAATTATTTTGGGATAACACAAATAAAAAATTAGGAATAGGTGCAACGCCTGATAGTTTAACTGTTTTAGATGTAAGGGCAGCAGGTCCTGCCGCAACCGATATAGGGATAAGGGTTCGCAATAGTTCAAACACTACTGATTTATTCCAAGTAAATGGAGTTGGAGATACAACTTCAGTTAGGTTTTTATTTGGTGATGGTATTTTAATGAGTGGTGGTGCAAATATTGCAAGATATGCGGGTACAGTATTCATTAAACATAGATTTACAAACAATGGTACAACTGCATATTTTGAAATAGACCCTGCAAATTCAATTATATATTCTGATTCAAGTATGAAGATGTCTATAGGCGCAAGTACAGCAGGTGCTAAATTAGATGTAAGAGCGCAAGGTGCATTAAGCACGGATTTAGCTTTTAGAGTTAGGAATAGTGCAAATACTTTAGATATAATTAAAGTTCAAGGTAATAACGAAGTAAATGTAAGGCATAATTTATCATTAGGTTTATATGCAGCAGGTTCTACTCGTAAACTTTATATGGTTAGGGATGCTGAAACTTTTGGATTGGATTTAGATTGGACAGGTGCTTCCACAACAGCAGCAAGAATAGTTAATAATGGAAGTGGAAGTAATATTGCATTAACTGTTAATAGTTTTAACGGAACAAGCAACTTTGCAATATCAATCGCAAATGGTGATATAGCAATAGGAGGAGCTGCAGGAACTAAAATAGGAACGGCAACAACGCAAAAAATAGGATTTTGGAACGCTACACCAATAGTTCAACCAACAACGGCAGTAGCAGCATCAACATTTGTAGTAGGAATAGGAACGGCAGTTACTGATGCAAGTACATTTGATGGTTACACATTAAGTCAAATTGTTAAAGCATTAAGAAATACAGGTATATTAGCATAAACAAAAACATAAATTATGAGCATTTTAATTAAAGCAACAGAAGAAAAACAAATCTTAATTTCGGGAACGGAATATAAACTAACCGAAGTTTACGGAAGATTAGAATTTGCAGCAAGAGCAAATGGAACTACATTAGAAATTTCAGTAGCGACATTTGTAAATTCAGCAACTTACGATGAAGGAAAGATTCTTTATACTGACATTCCTCAAGGTAACATTAACGCTACTTTAGAAGAAGGCGAAACTCAATCTTTGGACACAGCACACAAGTACGCTAAGTTAGCTTATGAGCAATTAGGTTACGAAGTAATAATAAACCAATGAGCCAACTACAAATATTAGGTATAATCTATTATATCTTTGCTTATGCAACTGCGTTAGCTATGTATTGTTCAGGAACTTTATATGTTGCTTTAGGCGGGTGCGCTATTTTCTTTTTTCTTACTTATCAATTGATTCAACAATTTAGTTATCAAGAGGAAGAATGAGACTGCAATTATTTATTTTATTGGCGTCAATTCGCACAAGCTTACCTAAACTCATTGCTGTTTTGTGGACATTTTTTTTACCTGTTACCAACTTACTTTTTTTAGTAGGTTTTTGTATTTGTTTAGATACTATATTTGGATTGTGGAAAGCAAAGAAATTAAAAGAGAAAATATCTAGCAGAAGATTGTCAGCTATAATATCTAAAATGATGTTGTATCAAATAACCGTTATACTATTTTTCCTTATAGACAAATTTATTTTAAATGCTATAATGCTAACATTCTTTTCAGTACCTTTAATGCTTACCAAAGTGATAGCTTTAATATTAATTAGCATAGAAATATTTAGCATAGACGAAAGTTACAGGGCAGTGCATACTTACGGCTTATGGCACGCTTTTAAGAAAGCAGTAGGTAGAGCTAAAGAAATTAAAACCGACATAGATGGACTCAAAGATTAATCAATTTGTGCATTGGATAAGAAAGTGGGAAGGCGGACTAAGTAGACATACTTCAGATAGCGCATCTTCTTACCCTTGTCCTACAACATTCAATGGTAAAAGTGGTTACCATACTAATTGTGGAATAACTTACGCTTCTTGGGTGCATACTTTTGGAAAGACAAATGATAGCCGTTTCTTATCAATGAACAATGAAGATTGGTTTAAAGTCTTTAAAGAGTCTTATTGGAATGGTGTAAAAGCTGACAAAATCAATGATATTACTTTAGCAATCTTTATGACTGAAATAGCTTGGGGTTCAGGATCCCAACAAGCGATTAAAACTACTCAAAAGTGCGTTAATCAATGTGGACTTAAAATAGCAATAGACGGAGCAATAGGAATGCAAACAATTACAGCAGTAAACTCTTTAAACGCAAAAGAATTATTAGCAGTTATGTTTGTAGAGCGTGAAAGATTCTTTAGAGCAATAGCCAAAGGAAAGAACTCAGTATTTTTGAAAGGTTGGTTGAATAGATTAAATGACTTTAAAAAGTGTTTTTATGACATCTAAGAGACTTTTATTACTTTTAAGTACAATCATATTACTTTTTGCTTGTAGTCACTCTAAGCGTGCTATATGGCATTATAAAAAAGCAGTTAAAAATGGACTTGAATTAATCCAAAGTTCAGATACTATCCGTATAAACACGATTGATAGTATTCCTGTAGTAATTGACGGAAGGATTTATTGGGAAAAGATAATAACGCAGAAAGATACTATTATTAAATACGCCAATGTTTACATTCCTAAAACTAAATGGGAAACAAGAATTGAATACAGGTACAAAACAAAAGTTCTTAAACAAGATGTGCTAAAATACAAGTATATATACAAGGATAAGAAGCAAGGTAAGTCAAAAACCAATTGGCGTTTATTCTTTTACGGCTTAATAATAGGCTTTGTTTTAAACTTTGTTTTACGAATATTAGATAAAATATACAACCCATTCAATAAATAGTTTACATTTACCAAAAACTTTTAAGCTATGGGAAATTTTAGACCTCGTATTTCACGAGAAGAATTCGATGTTGTTACGCAATATCGTGCAATCAAGAAGGCTTCTAACGAAGCAGATATTAACGACGAAGATGTAAAACACGGATGGCTTAAAACCAAAAGTGCTAGTTTATTCTTTAAGAATCCTAACTTTAAAAATGAACAGGAAGCTAAATTACATTCTATAAAGGAATCTATATTAGAAGAGCTTAGAGAATACGCACCTAAATACCCTACAATAACACGAACACCAAGTAAAGAAGGTCACCTATTAGTAATTGATCCTGCAGATATTCATATAGGAAAACTTTGCGAATCATTCGAAGTAGGTGAAGACTATAATACTCAAATAGCCGTTAAAAGAGTCAGAGAAGGCGTACAAGGACTTTTAGATAAGTCTTCAGGCGTTTGTATAGATAAGATATTATTTATCGGTGGTAACGATATTCTACACATTGACAATCCTAAAAGAACAACCACTTCAGGAACGCCTCAAGACACGGATGGAATGTGGTATTCTAATTTTTTAACTGCAAAAAAACTATATGTTGAAATTCTTGAAACTTTATTATCAGTTGCTGATGTACATTTTACATTCAATCCTTCGAACCACGATTATACAAGCGGCTTTTTTCTTGCTGATGTTATTCAAACTTGGTTTAAAGATTGCCCTAACATTACTTTTGACTGCTCAATTGCTCACAGGAAAGGGTACTTATACGGAAAAAACTTAATAGGTACGACGCACGGAGATGGTGCTAAATTAGCAGACTTACCTTTACTAATGGCTCACGAGTTTCCAAAGGAATGGAGTGAATCAAAACATCGTTATGTTTATACTCACCACATACACCATAAATCAAGTAAGGACTACGTGGCAGTAACAGTTGAATCTTTGCGATCCCCTTCAGGTAGTGATAGTTGGCATCATAGAAACGGCTACTTATCTATTAAAGCAGTAGAAGCTTTTATACACCACAAAGAACACGGACAAATAGCAAGGCTTACACATATATTCTAACTCTCATAGCGTGAGTAATAGGAGACCTCGTTAGGCATTAGCTTAGCGGGGTTTTTTTGTCAAGTTTATTGCTTAAAAAACGTGACATTTTTGTCACAAATGTTAAACAAATAAGTGACAACAAATAAGGTTTAGTGTCTCTTGTTAGAATTTTCCACCATAAACGGCATATAACCAATTTAGTGATGGAAATTTTCCACTATAACGCTTAACATATTAGCTAAAATCAATCAATAATGCTGCTTCTAGGTAGCATATTAGCTACAATTTGTAAACTATATAACACATTATATGTAAAATCTATACAATTTGAATAGTTAATTATGCTTTATAGGGAATAGACTCACCAATAATTATATCTTTTAAGGGAATAACCTTACAAACTTGGTAAAATTCATTCAAACTTAAGGACATAACCCTAATTCCTACTTTTTGAAACCTATGCTAGGCGTAGAACAAATGTTAAAATATGTTAAAATATTAAATAAGTTATTGACATATGTAAATAAGTATTATATTTGTGTATACCAAAACGGTAAAACAATTAACAATTTAATTTAAACGCTATGAAAAAACTGATTGACTATTTTACACCAACAACAAAAGATGATGCCGAACTAGGCAAAGCAATGTTAATAATAACAGGAGCAATTTTAATAATTATTTATTTAGCGAATATATGAAGCATTTAATAGAAAAGCACGAAGCGTGCATAGCAACCATTAACTTAATCTTAGAAGGTCAAAGAACTTTAGATGAGATGCTTTGGTCAAATGGTAGAAACGAAGAACAAGGTTTAACGCCTTATTACACTGAAGAAAACATACAAGCAGAAATAAGAGCTATTAACAGGCTACAGGAACGCTATATATTATTAACAGCTAAACTTTAAAAGATGATAGAAATAGAATATGATTTTTCAATAGACCGCAAATGCGAAGTTGAATATTACAGCGAAGATGGAGGCATCCAATACATAGTAAACTTCAATTGGACATTTGGAGCTTGGAGTTATGAAGGTGACTTAGAAGTAGAAGTTGAACTGCAGGATAGCCTACAGGTAATCAATGGAGTAAAGCACTATTACTACCCTAGTGTTAGTCAAGTAAACGAAATGGTAGAATTTATACAAGAGAAAATACTAGAAGACCCTAATGATTTTGGATTTGAAGGATATATAGATAGTGAAGTAGATTTTTACAATGATAACACAGAATATTAAACAAAACTATAAAGGATAAGGGGTAAAAGTTGCCCCATTAATTAAATAGAAATGATATGGAAAATATATTTACACCCACGAGCTTTAGCATTAAACGAAAGATGCAATGGTGGCGTAACCAATCCTGTCAAGATGACAAAGGCGGGAGCTTTGACTTAGACTTATACTTAGCTTACTTAGAAGCACAAGACGATTATTTAAACCCCAAAACACAAGACAATGAGAAATAAAACTGAAGAACGCAGAGAATTTAACAACGAGGCAATTACGCAGCAGTGGCTATTTGCAGATATGAACGGCAACCTAACACTAAAACAATATCTTAATTTTAGGGAGTGGTATATTAACAGGTGCAAAGAGCTGTTTGCTTACAATAAAAACACGATACTAAGACACTTTGATAGTTTCTTTTTAGTGTACGGCTTTGACATTTTACAACAGCAAACTAACGGAGATGAGATCGTATAAGCTAACCTATGAGATTGAGGGCAATGTAATAGAAACATACTACTTCATTTGCAGAAATATTGCAGTTTGGAAACAACGGCAGCTTCAAAATGATGGTAACCATTATTCAGGCACTTTTAAAATTGTAATCCAATGAGCAGAATAGAAGAAATAAAACAAGTGATAATTGAGGAAGGCTTACACCTACCAAATAGACAAAGAGACAAAGTTTACCGCCGCTTTTTTTTAGCTCACCTGTTAAGAAAAGAAAAGTTAATGCTTAGAGAGATAGGCGAGATATTTAACAAGTCTCACGCTACAATGATACATTCAATTGAAAGCCATAAGCATTGGCATAGGGTAAGAGATGAGCAATACTTGAATTGTACTTTAGACTTAAGGGAACGCTTTCCTATTCGTGTTACGCTAAGACAGGAAATACTTAAAGTAAATTCAATGCGTGAATTAACTGATTTAAAAAATAAAATAAAAAACTTTTTGTATTGATGCAACTTTGTATTAAATAATTGCGTATATTAGCAGACCCGATGCAGGGGATTAAAAATTTTATTAAAAACCTCTTTGATGATTAGGGCTGCATCCCCGAAAATTGAAGGGGTTTTATCATTTAATAAAGTTATTATGAGCGGATGGATTAAGATGCACCGAAAGTTTTTAGAGTGGGAATGGTTTAATAAATCCGAAGCTGTACATTTATTTTTATATATGTTGCTAAAAGCAAATCACAAAAGTGGTAAATGGCAGGGAATTGATATTGAAAGAGGTCAGTTTATTTCTTCTTTAGGTAACATCTCAAACGCTACAGGTATCAGTTTACAAACAATTAGAACCATTTTAAAAAAGTTAGAAAAGACGAATGAAATTGAAATAAAATCAACAAGCCAATATACACTTGTAACTATCTGTAAATATGAATGTTATCAAGATGAGAATGAACCTACTAACAAACCAATAACAAGCAATCAACAAACGACTAACAAACAACTAACAACTAACAAGAATGAAAAGAATGAAAAGAATGAAAGAAGTATATTCATAGAACCTACTTATAATGAAATTCTTGAATACTGTACACAAAGAAAAAATGGTATTGATGTCAACAAATTTCTTAACTTCTACGCTTCTAAAGGTTGGATGGTTGGTAAGAACAAAATGAAAGATTGGAAAGCCTGTATAAGAAGTTGGGAAAAGCCAATAGAAATACCTGAAGTAAACGAACCTAAAAAATGGAAAGCACCGTGGAGTTAAATGGATATAAAATAACCGAAGCAGGGGATGTAATTACTGACCTGTTTAAATATAGAGACAACTATAATCAAAAAGGAAAATACTTAGGATTTAAAACTTTGCACGAGCATTATTCTATGAGCTTAGGAAATTGTACCGATTGGACAGGTTTTCCTATGAGTGGTAAAACACAGGTGCTAATGGAGTGCTTAATGAATACTTCTAAGTTTTATGGATGGAAGCATTTAGTTTACTTTCCCGATGTTGGTTCTAATGTTGAAATAGTAGCTGATTTAATACATAAGAAGACAGGCAAGAGCTTTAATCCATTAGATAAGAATGTTATTCAAGACAAAGAAATAACACAGGCAATTGATTGGGTTATACAACACTTTAAAATACTTACTCGTGAAGATGTAAAAGCTAAGCTTACACCAATACAATTTTGGGATATGGCAGTAGAACTAAAAAAACACGGAGAATTACACACGGCATCTATTGATAGTTGGAAGGATTTAAACCACCCTTATGCAGACTTTGGAGGTTATGCTCAATACTTAGAATATGTTTTACCTTACAGGAATCAAATAGCTGAAGATAATGATTTACATTTGCACACGATTATACACCCTAAACTAACTGAAAAGGAAAACGGAAAACGAAATGCACCTGTTCCTTATGATTTAAAAGGTGGCTCTGAATGGTTTAATAGTGGTAAATGTATGATAACAGTTCATAGACAAGACCCTACACTTAACTTAGCAGAAATACACTTTAATAAAATCAAGCCAAGAAGCAACGGAAATATAGGAATGATAGAAATTTTATTTGATAAAGAACGCTTAAGCTATTTTGAGCAGACAAGTCCACAACCAAATGTATTTGTAAAAGAATTTGCCTGTAAGCAACAAGAAGTAAAAAAAAATATCACAATGATTGAAAGAAAATTAAACGACTTACCATTTTAAATTATGAACTTAGAACTACTAAAACAAAAAGCAATACTTAAGAAAAATATTATTAAGATTGAAATATCAAAAGACGAAATAATAAAGAAGCACCCGAATAGATTAGACTTAATAAATTCTATGCAAGAATCACAAACCGAACTTGAAGATGTATATGCTTTTATTCACGAGATGGAAAAACAATTGCGTATGCAGGTTGAAACATCTTATAGACTTGAACGCTTAAACCTTGAATTGAAATACGAAGTTAAACAAGCACAATTAAATTTGAAAATGTATGAGATGTAAAAACTGCAAAGAACAATTTGATCCTGTAAAGTTCCTACAAAAGTATTGCCTAAAAGACGAATGTATTAAAGTTTGGGTAAAAGCCGAAAACGAAAAGCAATGGACTAGGAAGAAAAGTCAAATGAAAGCAGAATTAACGACTACAAGCGACTATCTTAAATTAACTCAACAAGTATTCAATAAGTTTATTCGAATGCGAGACGAAGGTTTAAATTGCATAAGTTGTGATTTACCACCAAAGAAAAAAAATTGCGGGCATTATTTTTCACAGGGAGGACACTCAGCTGTAAGATTTAATGAGGACAATTGTCATCTTCAATGTGAGCATTGCAACACTTTTTTAAGTGGTAACCTGTTAAACTATCAAATAGGAATAGAAAAGAGAATAGGAGGGGAAAGATTAATGCAGCTTCAAGCTAAAGCACACGATGTAAAGAAGTGGACAAAAGAAGAACTAAAAGAAATAATAGAAATTTATAAAAAAAAGATAAATGAGATTTGAAACACTAAAAGACCTGCAAAATGAATACGAAGCAATAACTGTTTTTTGTGATTTATATGATTTAGAATGCGTTAAGTTGGGTGAAAATGATATTGATTTTTCTATAATTAAAAACGGAAACATAATTGGTTATGCAGAAATTAAAGGAAGGAATAGAAATATTGCAGATGCTTACCCATTACCAATATCTTGTAGAAAATTAGTTAAGTTACAGGATAAAAAAATAAATCCTATAATAATTTGGAGGTGTTTTGATGGTATTATTTATGGTAAGACAGGATCCATTGTAGGTGAAATTAGAGTTGGAGGTAGGATACGGAGGCAAAATTCAATTAACGATGTTGAATTAATGGCTTATTACGACAAGCAAATAGGATTAAATGAAAAATATTTATAAAAAAGTATTGCCAATTAAAATAGTTTTATTATATTTGCGTATAACTAATAACAAACGCTATGAAAACAATCGCAGAATTAAATGCTAAAATGGTTCTAATCGCAGAAGCAAACGGATTAACCTATGAGCAATTTAGAAAATTACCTAGAAAAAAATTTATTGCAATGTGCAATACTTATAACAACAAATAAAAACAAAACGCTATGAAAAATTTATTTAAAAGTTTAGCTGCATTTCAACAGGAGGTACCTGTTATTCACAAAGCAACACAAGGTTACGGGTACACTTATGCCGATTTACCTAAAATCTTTGAGACTATTAATCCATTACTAAAGAAAAACGGCTTAGGATTTACTCAGTTAATTAACGGAACTGAATTAATTACTATTTTATTTCATTGCGAAAGCGGTGAAAGTATCGAAAGCAAGACTGCAATACCTCAAGGAGTACAATTAAAAGGTATGAACGACTTTCAAGTATTAGGTTCTGCTATTACATACCTTCGTAGATACGCTTTATCTTCTATTTGCGGACTTGTAACTGATAAAGATACCGATGCTTCAGGTGAACAAGTTAAACACGAACCAAAGAAGCCAACAATAGACGCTAAAAGATTTGATAAGGCATTAGATGCTATTGTAAGCGGTAAGTATTCAATTGAAGAACTTGCAAGTGATTTTACTTTAACTGCTGAACAACTTAAAGCTATTTCAAAATGAAAGTAAGATGCAGCCAATTAGGTAAGATAATGACAAAGCCTCGTTTAAAAAGCGAGGTACTGTCACAAACTACTAAGACTTATATACAGGAACTTGTACTACAGGAAAAGTACGGCATATACAAGGAGTTTTGGAGTAGATACACCGACAAGGGTAATCAGGTAGAAGATGAGGCTATTAATTTAGCAATGGACACTTTAGAGGTTGGATTCATATATAAAAACGAAGAAAGCTTTTCTAATGATTGGATTAAAGGCACACCTGATGTTAATACTGAAATTCTTTTAGATGTTAAAAGCTCGTGGGATGCTACTACCTTTCCGTTCTTTGAAGATGAGCTACCTAATAAAGATTATTTTTACCAACTACAAGGGTATATGTGGCTAACAGGTAAGCAAACTTCTTTTCTTTGTTATTGCCTGATTAACACACCATTTGAAATAGTTGAAGATGAGGTTAGGAGAGAACATTGGAAGCAGCAGTCAATAGATGAAAGCCAAGATATTCGTGATTTTGTAGAAGCAAAGCATAACTTTGACCATATACCAAAAGAAAAACGAATCAAGACTTTTGTTGTTGAGCGTGATGAGTCTGTAATAGAAGAAATAAAAACACGAATAGAATTATGTAGAGAATACTATAACCAACTAATAGAAACGATATGATTATATTACTAACAATACTGCTCACACCCGCAATAGTTTGGGGTTGGGTTTGTTCAATAGCTTATTTATTAAACCTTAAAAACGATTAACAATGGAAACAAAAAACAATTCAGGTGCTATCTTTAAAAATGATAACAAGAAGTCCGAAAACCACCCCGATTACAAAGGGAAAGTAAATGTAAACGGCAAAGATATGGAAGTAGCTTTATGGCTTAAAGAATCTTCAAAAGGCACAAAGTATTTCAGTGCTTCTTTTAGTGAGCCGTATATTAAAACTGATGAGCCACAAATTAGAGTGACTCAGTTAGATTCTGACGACTTACCATTTTGATATGTACATAGATGATTATAGTTTACGAGCTTATCTAAGGGAAGCATTAAAGACCAAAACACGAAACCAAATAGTTAAAGAAATACAGGGAAGAGGTGAGAAATTTCACCAATATAACATTGACAGGTTTCTGCAGGGAAAAGATGTAAGTTTAGAAACAGCAAAGAAGTTAGATAAGTATATTTACAGGATCAATTTAGAACAAATGTTACACCCCTTTAATTAGGGGTTTTTTGTTGCTAACAACATAATGTTGAAAAGTTAATTATATATTTGCGTAGATACTA